GAGAGTATTCAGATCAAGGTCCCAATCGCTTTCTCGCCAGAATATGGCTTCCGGCGGCTCGGGATGGCCTACATTTGACAGATCGTCAGAATGCTTGGCCGCTTCATCGTAGGCCTTGCTCAGCGTGCGCCACTTGTCGACCAGCGCAAGCAGTTCAGCATCGTGTTCAACTGGACCTTCGCGACCACCGCCGTCCAGCCGCTCGAAGTCGCGGAACAGGCCGAGCCAAGCGGCACCGGCGAGCGTGTCTTCTGCCGCGTGCACGTTGGAAAGGCCGCGGATCGCGTCCTGCAGCTCGTCCTTGAAGACGGGAACCTTGGCGAGGAGATCCGCGACCGACCGTGCCGGGAACCGATAGATCTGCATCTGCAGGTCGGTGCTGCGGTTGAGCGACGGATCGACGTCCTCGTCGGTACGTTCGGGATGCCCCTCGACGTCTTCCTCGATCCGCTGCCACTCCTCGACGAGAGCTACGAGATCAGGCGAAGCGCTGACAGGGCGAGCAGGCGGCGAGGCCGTCAGCATCGCCGTCACGGCGTCGTTGCTTGCGTGGGGCTGGCAGGGAGGATCCTGGACTACGGACGTGCGGGATCGGTCCGTGGTAACGTGCACCTCGGTCATGTCGATGCTCCAAGCTCGACGTGGCTATGTTGGCCCGGACGGGAATCCGGGTTGGCGAAGAGGCGGCAGGGCTGGAAGCTTTGGTCGGCGAAGGCCCTGCCGCCGGCACCCCTCCTGGGCGGAGGGGAGAACGAAGATTGAACGCGGATCGTTAACAGATCCTTGTTCCTCTGATCCTGTGATTAACCTTTGCCCGCCTAAGGTCCGGTTACCGCTCCGAATCGCGGCCCAACAGGGTTAACCCGCGAATCCGCGATGGTCGAAGCATCGCGGTGGGGTGGCGGGCAGCACACGCGCCTCGCGCGATGAAAAATTTTGTCCGAGCTACCGGCCGTAGAGGTGATGCCCGACGCCCCAGAGGGCGCAAAACGCGATCAGCGGACCGAACGTGAGCACAAACCCGGTCATGACAGCCTCTCCGATGGCTTTCGATCACCGAGAGGCTAAAACCAAGGTTTTCGGGTGTCAAGTGCGGGTGTCATCGGGTTTCGATCGGGTGTTCTCCACAGCTACCCACAGGGGCGGTGCATTGACTCGGTCTAGAACGAAAGGCGAACGTTTGACCCGAGGCGGATGCGGAGAGGGGCTGCGTGGTGGCGGAGAACGCAAGGAAGACGTTCTACATCGTGCAGAGCTTCACCCTGGCGGGAGGCGGCATGCGCATGGATCCACCCGTCGAGGCGTCGAGCGAGACGGCAGCGCGTCGCACCGCAGCCCGCCTGTCGGCGCGGAAGCCGTCGGTGATCGCGTTCGCCCGCACGGGCGACCTGACGACAGGGGAGTTTGAGGAGCCGCGGGTGCTGGTGAGCTACGGCGAGATCGTCGGCGAGGGCTCGAACGATCTCCCCTTCTGAGGGTCAGCGGAAGTTCTTCGCCACGATCCGGTGGCGGACCTTCCATGTCTTCCGCGGAAGCTTCAGATCAAGCGGCGGGTTGAACTGCTTGACGATCCAGTCCTCATCGGTCGCGCTCATGTATCGCTTGACCGATGCCTTGGGCTCGTCGTCCTCCCCGCCGTAGAAGACGCAAGTCGTGTTCCCGAGAACGGGTAGGCGCGGGTTGACGAATAGCGTGTCGCCCGGCTCGAACTCCGGCATCATCGACTCGCCCACGAGATAGATGGCGTAGCCGTCCTTCACACCTTGGAGGAGCGGTGGCCGCTTAACCGATCCGATCGGGTCGCGCTCAATCAGGAGCGCCCCTTCCCCGCCCTCGGCAGAGGCATAGAGGGGCACGTCGCCGACCAGCCCGGCCGCCGAGGCCCAGTATGCGGGATCCCGCGCGTACTCTGGCAGCGCCTGGGCGACCTCCTTGCGGATGTCCGTATAGAGGACGGGGGCGATCTGCACCCGTTTCCGGCCGAACGCCTCCTCGGGCATCGTTGCAGGATCCAGTTCGAGGACCCGGCACAGGTCTTCCAGCACCTCAGTGGACTGGCTGTGCTTCGATTCGATCTTGGCGATAGTGGTCTGCGACACACCGACGAGCAGGCCGAGGGCCTTCTGCCCCAGGCCTTTCGCTTCACGCGCCTCTCGAATGCGGTCTCGCCAGTCCATGGGTGAACACCCTACAGCCTCGAACCGGGTGGCGCCCGGGTTTTCTGGTTGTTGACACCCGAACACCCAGGTGTTCTAACGTTCGGCCATGTCGAGCGTCCGACCCCTCATTGAAGCGGCCATTCGCGATCAGGGCTCCGAGGCCAAGCTGGCCCGCGCCTGCAACGTGTCGCAGACCGCCATCAACAAGGCGAAGCGGGCCGGCCGCGTCTCCCCGAAGCTCGCGCTGAGGATCGAGGCGGCCTGCGGAATCAGCCGCCGGCTGCTCTGCCCCGAGTTCTTCGGCTCGGCCGTCAAGCCGGTCGCGCCGGTCGTGCCCGCGGAGGCGTGCCTGTGAGCGGCGCCTCAGCGCTCCAGGCGCATCAGGGCGCCGCCAACCGCGCCGAGCAGCGCGGCTGCTTCCGTGCCCCCAGCGGTGCGGCCCCGGTCGTCGAGCCGGTTGGCCAGCCGCTCCAGCACCACGCTCCGATCGCGCACGTCCAGGGCGCCGACCAAGTCGTGCAGTATGACGGCCATGGCCTCGGCCAGCCGGTTGGGCGGCAGTTCGGTCGGGGCGCGCGGCGCCGCCTGCGGGGCGAGGGCTGAGCCGATGCTCCTTTCCGAGTTCATGAAGGCCGAGGGCCTTTCCGATTCCGACGTGGCGGAGGCGACCGGCCTTTCCGCCGAGGCCATCCGCAAGCTGAGGTTCCGCGTCCGCGGCGCCTCGATGCGGGTCGCCGCCAAGCTCGACGAGATCTCGGGCGGCAAGGTTCGCGCCGCCGACCTCGTCCCCATGAAGCGGCGCATCGCCTCCGTTCCCGCGGAGGCGACGCCGTGACCCGTCCCTTCACCAGCACCACCGCCCGACCGAACGCTCGCGCCCGCCAAGATGCTGCGCTCGGTCTGCCCGTTGATGCTGCCCTTCGTGCTCACCTGCGTACCTCCGTCTCCCGTGGTCGAGATCACTCTCACCATGGGGGAGCTTCGGAATGTCCGAATTCTCGTCGGAACGCCGTCTGATGAACGCCGCCGCCTTCGACCAGCGCCGCATCGAGATGCGCGACCTGCTCCACGAGATCGCCGGCCCGGCCGGGCTGGTGAAGGCTCGCATCCGCACCGCCGCAAAGGCGCTGGGATGGTCGTACACCCGCACCAAGGACCTCTGGTATGCGGATCCCCGCACGCGGGTGGACCGCCCCGAGATCCTGCAGGCGCGGGAAGCCGTCCGCGCCGCCACCCGCACACCTTTGGAGACAGACCTTGAGCGGCTCCGGTCCCTGGAAGACGAGGTCGCCGAACTCCGGCACCTCCTGGCAGCGACGCTTCAGCGAATGGAGGGCGCGGCGCCTGATCAGGCGCAGCATCTCCATGTTGGACCGGGCCAAGGCGCGGGCCGCCACCTTGCGGCAGAGGGCCTTCGCGATCGCCCCGTGGCTGGCGGAGCGACCCGGTGACAGTCCGAAAGACCCGCGGTCGCCCTGAACAGATCCTACAGACCCGCATCGTCGCGCGGCTCCGGCGCGATTTCGACTGCGCCCCCTTCGCGGTGCCGAACGGCGGGACCCGGGGGCGCGTCGAGGCGATCAGGCTGAAGGAAAGCGGCGTCGTCGCGGGTCACCCTGATCTCATCGTCTACGGCCGCGAGGGCCTCGTCGTCCTCCTCGAGGTGAAGGCGCCCGGCGGCGACCTCTCCGACGCGCAGCGCGTCGTGATCCCAGACCTTCAGTCCCGCGGCTTCCCCGTCTTCATCGTCGACACGGTCGAGGAGGCCGTCGAGGCGCTGCGCGACACCGGGTTCGGCCCGCCGCATCCGGCCGATTTCCTCTCGCGCGAGGCGGGGGGCTTCTGACATGGCAGCAGCTGCGCAGCGCCGAAGCCGTGGGACCGACGTCGAGGCCGAAAAGCGGCTCGTCGAGAAGGACAAGCTCGCCGCCGCCTACCGCGCCGATCTCCGCCGCCGCACCGAAACGCTGCGCGATGGCCCGCATGGCGGGCAGGTGCGCGACCTGATGCGCTTCGCCCGCACGATGGGCTTGTCCGACGGTCCGGCGCTCGTCCGGCGCGTCGAGGATTCGGGGCTCGCCGCAGCCATGGTCCCGGCCGACCGCGCCCTGCTCCTGTCGATACTGTCCAGCGCGATCCAGCGCCTGCGCGAGCGCAACGGGCTGCCGCCGCTCGACGACCCGTTCCCTGATCAGCCGCTGAACGTCTTCGAGCGGATCAAGGTCATCCTAGATGTTCGATAGGGGCGTTCACATGAGGATTGACAGGGAGAAGGTGGCCGAGGTCACCAACAACTTCAACGGTCGCGGCATAATCCCGTTTACGGGCGGCTTGATCATCTTCGTCTATGCGTTCTTCTGGCCGGAAAGCTATGGGCGCTGGCTCGGGACCATCGTTCGCGCGTTCCGCAACGCTGCGGGGTTCTGAACCATGACCCAGCCCGGCGGTAAGCTCCAAGTCGAGATCTCCGAGTGGAAGCCCCTGGCGCGTGGGACGCTGCTCGGCTTCGTCAACGTCCGGATCCCGGCGATGCGCCTGACGATCCGCGACTGCACGGTGAACGAGAGCCACGGCCGCCGGTGGATCGGCCTGCCGGGCAAGGCTCAGATCAATGCCGACCGCGAGCTCGTGAAGCGCGACGGGAAGGTCCAGTACACGCCCACCTGCGCCTTCGATTCCAAGGAAGTCGGCGACGCATTCTCGGCCGCGGTGCTGGCCGTGCTCGACGCGCGCCTCGGACAGAGCGAGGCGGCCTGAGCATGGGATGGTCACCGCAGCAGGATAGCGCGATCCGCCAAATTTCGGCCTGGGCCCGGCAGCCGGGTGGCCCGCAGGTCTTCCGCCTGTTCGGCTATGCCGGGACCGGCAAGACCACGCTGGCGAAGGCGGTCGCGGCCGACGTGCGCGGGCGCGTCCTCTACGGCGCTTTCACCGGCAAGGCAGCCCTCGTGCTGCAGCGGAAGGGGTGCACCGACGCCTCGACGATCCACTCGATGATCTACCGCTGCTTCGAGGTCACGGACACGGACGCGGCCGGGCGCGAGACCTCGCGCATCGTCTACGGCTTGAACCCGCTGTCCGAGGTGATGTCGGCGCGCCTCGTCATCATCGACGAGTGCTCGATGGTCGACGAGCGGCTCGGTAGCGACCTGCTCTCGTTCGGGACGAAGGTCTTGGTGCTCGGCGACCCGGCGCAGCTGCCGCCCGTGCGCGGCGAGGGCTTCTTCACCGCCTGCGCGCCCGACATCATGCTGACCGAGATCCACCGCCAGGCCGCGGGCAACCCGATCATCCGCATGTCGATGGACGTTCGCGAGGGCCGCCGGCTCGCGCTCGGCCGGCACGGTGACAGCCGCGTGATCGGGATGCGGGATCTCGCCGAAGGCGACGAGGCCGATGCCGACCAGGTGCTCGTCGGGCTGAACCGGACCCGGCGCGTGATCAACGCCCGCGTGCGCAAGCGGCTCGGCTTCGATCCGGATTATCCCGAGGTCGGCGACAAGCTGGTCTGCCTCAAGAACAACCGGGAGAAGGGGCTGTTGAACGGCGGTCTCTGGACCATCGACGCCATCGAATCCTTCGACGAGGACGGCGTGAAGCTGCGCGTGGCGTCGCTCGACGACGAGAAGCGCGGGCCGGTCCGGGTCTACGTTCGCCGCGAGTTCTTCGAGGGCACCGAGGAGAGGCTGACGCCTACGGATCTGCGCTCGACTGACCAGTTCACCTATGGCTACGCGCTCACCGTGCATAAGAGCCAGGGCTCGCAGTGGGACAACGTCCTCCTGTTCGATGAGAGCCGGTCGTTCCGGCAGGACGCGGCCCGGCACCTATACACCGCGCTGACGCGCGCCGCCGAGCAGATCACGGTGGTGGCGGCATGAGTACCGAGACCGGTCTCGCCGCAACCCGCGAGCGCAAGAGCCGCATCTTCGAGCGGCACGCCGATGACTGGTACGCCGAGCCGTCCTGGTGCTGGACGCGGCTGTTCGAGCGCATGGGCTTCGATCGCCGGGCGAAGATCCACGACCCGGCCTGCGGCGGTGGCGCGGCGGTCGAGGCGGCCTGTGCCTCCGGCTACGCCGCGTCGGGCTCAGACATCGAGCCGCGCTGGCTCGGCAAGGACGACCTGGCCGGGACCTACGCGGTCGACGGGTTCGCGAACGGGATGCGGATCGCCCAGGCCGACGTCATCGTCAGCAACCCTCCGTTCAAGCTCGCGCGCCCGTTCGCCGCGGCGGCGATTGAGGCGGCGGACCGCGTCTGCCTGCTCCTGCCGGCGACTTGGGCCTGCGGTGACACGAAGGCGCGGTGGCTCGCCGGCACGCCGCTCTCGCATCTCCTGTTCCTGACGCCGCGCCCGACCATGATGCCGGGGCTCGGCCTGCTGCCGGGCCAGAAGCTCGGCGGCGGCAGGAAGGACTTCGCGATCTTCGTCTGGTCCCGCGGGCACGACGGCCCCGCCGAGATTGGCTGGCTCCACCGCGATACCGTCGAGGTGACGCCATGAACGCGCCGACCGGCAACGTGATCCTCGACGCGGCGCTCTCCTACGCCGAGCGCGGCTGGCCGGTGTTCCCATGCTGCGCCACGAAGAAGAGCCCGCTGACGCCGAAGGAATCGGCGCCGGGGGCCAAGGACGGTGGACTCCACCTCGCTACGACCGACGCGGATCAGATCCGGGCGTGGTGGCGGAAGTGGCCCAAGGCCATGATCGGCGTGCCGACCGGTCCGCGGACGGGCAACGTGCTCGACCTCGACCTCGGAGACCCGCAGCTGATCAGCGGGCCCGAGTACCTGGAGCGGCTGCGCGAGCATGTCGGCGGCATCCCGGCCGGCGCGGTGACGGAGACCGGATCGGGCGGCTTCCATATCTGGTTCGATTGGGATCCCGCGGCCCCCGTGAACAACGGGGCCAACGTGGTGCCCGCCCTCTACATCCCGCCGATCGAGGGCACCACGACGGCCGCCGGCAAGGCGGCCAAGGGTGCCCAGATCGATATCCGCGGCGAGGGCGGCTACGTCATCGTCCCGCCGTCCGTCCGCAGCGACGGGCGCGCCTATTCGTGGTGCCCCGAGCCGTGGGACGGCCTCGCGGCGCCGACGGACGCCCTGGCCCGGATCCTGACGAAGCAGGAGCTGAAGGACGCCAAGGCGCGGGCCAGCGCCGAGGCGCGCTCCGCATGGGGCAAGGCTCGCCAGGGGGTCGAGGATGAGGCCGGGGCGCCGAGCCGGCCGCGCGGCTGGCAGCCCTCCGGCGATCCCTCGCGGGACGCGATCGAGCGCTACGCCGCGTCCGCCCTGGACAAAGAGATCTCGGCCGTGGGCTCGGCCGGCAGCGGCACCCGCAACCACGCGCTCAACACCGCCGCGTTCAAGCTCGCGCAGCTCGTCGGCGCCGGCGCCCTGTCCGAGTCCGAGGTGCGCTCGGCGCTGGAAGGCGCGGCCGCGCAGTGCGGGCTGACGGCGGACGACGGGCCGGGGACGGTTCAGGCGACGATCGATTCCGGCTTCGCCGCAGGCCTGGGCAAGCCCCGCGACCTTTCCGGTATCGGCGCCCGCGCGCGCCGCGCGGAGGAACGGCGCGCGCAGTGGGAGGAAGGGCGGCATCCCGGCTCGGGCGATCCCGGCGGCGGGAGCGGCGGTGGCGGGAGCGATGCCGGGCACGAGAGCGACGCTCTGCTTCACCGGATCGCCTTGGAATACCCGCTGCCAGTGATGTCGGCCCCGCGCGTGTTCTACGAGTTCAACCGGGGCCGCCCGATGCTCCACAAGGAGGTCCCTCAGAAGGGCGACAAGCCGGCGGTGATCGTGCCGGTGGCGACCCCCTTCGGCGCCGTGGCGCGCCTGCGCTACGCGGATCGGGAGAGCGCCTACGGCCTGCGGATCGCCGTTCAGGACATGGCCGGGCAGCCGCGGTACATCGACATCGATCGGGCGGACCTCGCCCGGCAGGGCGGCGCCCCGATCCGCGAGCGGCTGTTCCGGGAAGGCCTGAAGGCCGAGGACGATGGCGAGCATATCGCGATCCGCTGCCTGAAGGTCGCCGCGCCCGCGGTCGAGATCACGGTGGTGTCCTATCCGGGCTGGCACGAGGACGAGGCCAACCCGGACCCGGTCTTCGTCGCCCCCGGCGGCGAGGTGGTCGGCAGCGACGGCGAGAACCCGCTGGAGCTGTCGGTCGCGACCCGCCTGCCGCCGCCCGTCGCCCGGGCCGGCACCCTGGAAGGCTGGAAGGAAGCGGTCGCCGTCGCGGTCGAGGTCGAGGGGGCCGAGCACTGGACCGTCGGCGCCTGCGCCGGCTTCGTGGGCCCGATCCTCTCTCTGACCGGCCTCGACCCCTGCGGCATCAACCTTTCCGGCCTGTCGTCGAGCGGCAAGAGCACCGCGCAGCGGCTCGCCGTCTCAGCCTGGTCGACGCCCGACATCCGCCGCCCCGGCCTCGCCTACTCGGCCAAGTCGACCGTCAACGCGATGGAAGGGCTCGCCGCGCGCGCAAACGGCACCGTGTTCTCCCTCGACGAGATGGCGCACGTCTCGGGGCACGAGGTCGCGAAGATGATCTACACGCTGGCCGGCGGCGTCGGGAAACGGCGCATGACGGCCGATGCCGCGATGCGCGAATCCTACACCTGGTCGACCTTCGCCCTGCTCTCGTCCGAATGCTCGCTCGAGGAGAAGGTGAAGGGCGACAAGGGCGATTGGGTCGCCGGCATGGCCGCACGCTTCGCAGACGTCGACGTGACCTCGGTGAACCGCTCTGTGGAGCGACCGATCCTCGACCGCATCGCGGCCGTCGACCGCAACTTCGGCCACGCGGGGCCGGCCTTCGTGCAGGCCCTCATCGCCGAAGGCGCTCACCGCGATCCCGTCGGCCTGCGCGAGAAGATCCTGGCCCAGGCGCGGCGGATTGCCGGCGAGACCTCGGACAGCACCCGGCAGCGGGCGGCGATCCCGTTCGCCCTCCTGAAAGCGGCCGGGACGATGGCCGTGCGCTACGGGCTGCTCCCGGCCGAGACCAGCGTGAACGGCTGCATCGATTGGGCGTGGGGCCGCTTCATGCGGTCGAGCGACGCGCGGGCCCTGGACCCGGAAGAGCAGGTGATCGCGAACCTGCAGAGCTACATCCTGGCGCGCTGGGCGGTCACGATCCGTCACGTGAACTCCGGCGGCGGCGCGCAGAAGGCGGAAGGGTGGTTCGACGTCTCGACCGTGTACCTGCCTCGGGAGACGTTGCGCATCGCGGGCGGCAACGTCATGACAGAGGAGGCGACGGCGGCCGTGCTGAAAGAGCGCGACCTTCTCTCGGCTACTGAGCGCGACCGCAGCGCGCTCTATGTCCGATACGTCCGCGGGATCGGGAAGACGACGGCATACGCCCTGAAGCGGACCCACTTCGGACGGGAAGAGGACCCGCCGAATGGGTACTCGACGGGCCGGGGGAGCGAGTCCTGATGCTCGTTCCGGCGCCGCCTTCCCCAAGTTTCCCGCGTTTCCCCAAGGCGGGGTCGGGCTAAGTGCCTGAATTAAAACGCTTTCCCAGATTCCCCAAATTCCCAGGTTCCGGAGATGCCCCATCGCGTGCGCGCGTGAGGTGAATATCGGCGGTAGCCGAGACGACCTGTCCGATTGCGCGCGCGCGTATAGGCAGCGCGAACATGCGGGAAAATGGGGAATCTGGGAAACGCTTATAGATCAGCATCTTACTCTTTCTCTTATCTGGAAAAGGTTGGGAAAAATGGGGAAAGGGCAGATGAGCCTCGGGGGTGACCGGTGAGCAAGTCCGGCAAGCGCGAGCGAGAGCGGGCCCGGCGGCAGCGTCGAGCCCAGCGAAAGGCCGAGATGGGTGCGGCGGCCTCTCAAGGATGCCCCCCTGGCGCGCCCAAGCAGGACACCGCCGAGCCGGTACGCGGTCGGGCCTCGGAGGCGATCGACGGCGCCTTGTCCTGGCATCTGGCCCGCACCGGTCCTCGCCTCGGCAGTCTCGGCCGTAAGGCGCTCGACGAATCCCTGGAACGGATGAAGGTCCCGGCCTACCGGCCGCGCACGTCCTCGGTCGTGGTCCGCCGAGGCCGCCGCGTCGTTCGGCATGTCCCCCTGCTGATCCGGACCCTGATCATCGGCGTGCGGGACAGCGCGCATCTCGGCGAGGTGCAGGCTCTGCCGGGCATTGCGGAGATCGTCTGCCAGCCCGCGCAGGAGGAGGAGACCGCGGGCAACGTCGCGGGGCTGGTGATGAAGCCGGCTCGGCTCGACCCGGTGAGATTGCAGGAGTTCCTCGACGCGTTGGCGAAGAACGAGATCGTCCAGCCGGTCGGGATCCAGGTCGGGCAGAGCGTGTTGGTGGTGACCGGTCCCTTCGCGAGCTTCCCGGCGATCGTCGAGGAGATCATGCCCGGAGACCGGGTGAAGGTCGCCATCAGCATCTTCGGGCGGGCGACGCCTGCTGTGCTCGGCATTGCAGATGTGCAGGTGGTCTAGTATATCCCCCGGGTCGCCGCTTAACTCTCCCGCTCTGGGATCGATGTGGAGCCGCTTCGGGGACGGGTTGCACCGCTTCTCTGCTTTGTAGGCTTGAGGCCTCGGCCGTGCACCAAGAGGGCACGATTTAGAACATCTTGTGGAGAGGCGGTCGGGGGCTTTCGCCCCCTCTCTCACATCGCCCGGGCCTTGTACCGGACGATCCCGGCGCTGTTCAGGAGATCCACCCGCTTGTGAGCCTCGTGCTCGCTGATCTTGGCGAGGATCACCTTGTTGGTCTTGGTGTCGATGATCTGGAACATTTGCTCTCTCCGTCTCTGTCTGTACTTTTAGTTATACAGACGAATACTTGAGACGTCAACAAGTATTCGCGGGTCGAGCGAAGTATTTTCGAGGTCTTGTTCGCATGACTTGGAGCAGCATCGAGACCGTCCCGAAGGATCGCAAGGTGGACCTCTGGGCCAAGATCTGGCTCGCTGACGGTGACCGCTTCGTCGGGGAGCGCTTCCCGGATTGCCGCTGGGACAACGGCGACAGCATGTGCAACCGCGCCGCCTGCTGGTCGGGACTGCCGAAGGGCTGGCGGGCGACGCACTGGATGGAGCGGCCCGAGGCGCCCGACGGAGCACCGGATCGGCAGTGAGCGCCGCGGACTGGACGCCGACCGGGCGGACACGTCTCCGCGGCCTCTGGCTCGGCCGGCTGGCCTACGAGGTCGAGGAGACCCGCACCGTCAACACCTGGCTGCCCGGAGCCCCGCATAGCCCGATGAACTGGCGCCCGGTCTACCGCTGGCGTCGAGTCAGGGTGAGCGGGGTGATCGACCTGCAGGGCACAGCGACGGGACGGCAGATCGCGGCGCACCTCGACAGCGCGGGCGGGTCAGACCCCAAGGGGTAGGCCACCCCCACCCCCATGCGGGGGACCCTGGGAAGTCGACCCAAATACGGGTGGTCGGGGCCCCAACGATTTCTAGCGCTGGGGTCTCAAAACCCGTGAACGGTGAACGGTGAACGCGCAGAGTGAACGCCCCGACCGGACGATGAGCCAAGCCGAGTTCGCCCGGCACCGCGGCGTCTCGAAGGCGATCGTCACGAAGTGGAAGGGGCAGGGCCTGCTCAGCCTGACCGGAGACGGGCGGATTGAGGTCGAGGCCACCGAATGGAACCTCGACCAGCGGCCGGCGACCAATCGGGGTGGCACGACGCACCGCCCGATCCGGACCGTACCGAAGGAGGAGCCGGATCCGCGCGAGCGGCCGGTGGAATCGAAGCGGGCGCTTCCGCCCCCGCCCCCAGCCCCGCGGTCTGAGCCGCCGCCCCGTCCCGCCGAGCCCGGCACCGCGCCGGAGGGCGGGCCAGAGTTCGATCCGGAGAACCCCAACCTCCCGCTGATCCAGGCGGCGCAGCGCAAGGAAAACCATCTCGGGCTGCTCCGGCGGCAGGAGTACCTGGTCAAGCAGGGCAAGCTGGTCGACCGCGACGCGGCGGAGGCCGCCTTCTTCGACGAGGCCCGCGCGATCCGCGACGCCTGGCTCGCCTGGCCGGCCCGCGTGAGCATCGAGATGGCCGCCGAGTTGAAGGTTGATGCCCGGACGCTGACCCAGGTCCTCGCCACCTATGTTCAACAGCACCTCGCCGAACTCGGCGAGCCCCAGCAACCCGAGGACGGCTGACACCGCCAGCCTGCGCCGGTCATGGCGGCGCGGGATGACGCCGCCGCCGAACCTCGACGTGGTGCAGTGGGCCGAGCGCCACCGGAAGCTGAGCAAGGAAAGCTCGAACGGCGGGAAGTTCTTCGTCTCGCGCGTCGAGGTCGCCCGCGGCCCGATGCTCTGGGCCACCGAGCCGGGCGTCAGCAAGATCTCGCTGATGGCGTGCACGCAGCTGCTGAAGACGACGCTGATCGAGAACGTCATCGGCCGCTTCGCCCACGTCGATCCCTGCCCGATGCTCGGCGTGTTCCCGAAGGACGACGCGGCGGAGACCTTCTCGAAGGACCGGCTCGCGCCGATGATCCGGGACACCAAGGTCCTGACCGACCTGTTCGGCGAGGCCAAGGCCCGGGACGCGGGCGCGACCCTGTCGCACAAGCAGTTCCCCGGCGGGCACATTACGCTCGTCGGCGCGAACAGCCCGACCAACCTCGCCATGCGGCCGATCCGGCTGCTGGTCTGCGACGAGATCGACAAGTACCCCCTCTCGGCCGGCGGCGAGGGCCCGCCGATCGACCTCGCCGAGGAGCGGCAGGCCGAGTTCAAGGCGAACAGCCTGACCGTGCTGGCCTGCTCCCCGACGATCTCCGGCCGGAGCGCGATCGAGGCGAGCTACGAAGAGAGCGACCAGCGCAAGGCTTTCGTTTGCTGCCCGCACCCGGGCTGCGGCACTTGGCAGTCGCTGGAATGGGAGCAGGTCCGCTTCGACAGGGACGAGGCCGGCAAGATCCGGCCGGACACGGCGCGGTACGAGTGCGTCGGCTGCGAGCGGCCGTGGACCGAGGCCCAGCGCCTGGGCGCCCTGAAGCGGATCGAGTGGCGGCAGACGAAGGCCTTCACCTGCTGCGGCGAGCCGCAGGTGCCGGAGCGCTGGGCGCCCCAGGCCCACGGCGTGCGGCGGGCGCTCTGCCGGCATTGCGGGGCGCAGGCCGTCCCGAACGAGCATGCCGGCGGCGTCGCCTCGAAGCTCTACGCGCCGAAGCAGACGATTCGGGAGACGGCGGCGAAGTTCGCGCGGGCGTTGCGGCGGGGACCGGAAGCCTTGCGGACCTTCTTCAACACGCAGCTCGCCCGCACCTGGAAGGAGGGCGCCGACGCGCCCGAGTGGCAGGACGTCTACGCACGGCGCGGGACGTACCTGTCCGGCAAGGTCCCGCAGGGCGCGCTGATCCTGTTCGGCGGGGCCGACGTCCAGAAGGACCGCATCGAGGTCACCGTCTGGGGCTTCGGGCGCAACCGCGAGCGTTGGCTGGTCGAGCACCGGGTGCTCCCCGGCGACACGGCCCGGGCGAAGGTCTGGGCCGACCTCGAGGCGATGTTCGGCGAGACCTGGGAGCACGAGAGCGGCGCCGAGATGGCGGTGCGGGATTGGGGCATCGATTCCAGCGCCTTCACCGCCGAGGTCTATGCCTTCGTCCGCACCCAGGCCGGCCGCGGCAACGTCCACGCGATCGACGGCCAGGACAGCTATTCGAGCGCGTTCCTCGGGGTCGGCTCGAAGGACTCGACGGCCGCCGGGAAGAAGCTCCGGCGCGGCCTCAAGACGGTCCGGGTCGGCGCCTCGTTCTGCAAGCAGGAGCTGATGGGCTGCCTCGGGCTGCAACGGCCCCCGGCGGACCAGGCCTTCCCGGCCGGCTTCGTCCACCTGCCGCGGGACGTGACCGAGGACGGCGTTCGGCAGCTCACCGCCGAGGAGCTGATCGTCACCGTTGTCCGGGGCCGAACCCGGCGCGAGTGGGTGCCGATCGGTGGGCGCCGGAACGAGTGGCTGGACTGCGCGAACTATGCCCGCGCGCTGGCCGCGATGCGCGGCTGGGACCGCTGGCGCGAGACCCACTGGCGCGAGCTCGAAGCGCTGCTCGGCATCGAGCGGGCGCGGCCCGCGCAGGATGAGGCGGCGGTCGCCCCCGAGGTCGCGGCCCGGACGCTCGCCGCGCGGAACGAGCACCGCCGCGTCGTTCGGCGCAGCCGGGTCAGCAACCGGCCGATGAGGTGACCATGGCCGACACCCCTGAACAGGAGCTCGCGAAGCTGCGGGCGCAGCGTGCGAGCCTGCAACGCGCCATGGGCAGCGGCGTGCTCACCGTCGAGCAGGCCGACAACGGCGGTCGCACGACCTACCGGAGCTATGACGAGATGCGGAAGGCCGACGCCGATCTCGCGCGGCGGATCGGCCTTGCCGAGGCGAGCGCCGGAATCGTCGCGCCGCGCCGCACGCGCCAGGTCGTCATGACGGGGCGCAGCGGGTGGTAGCCTCGGCGCATCCCGTCCGGTTCCGGATCAAGGGGACCGGCGAGTACATCGAGCCGCAGGCGCTCGACCTCGATGGCGGGACCGCCGACGGTCCGAGCGAGGCCCTGGCCTACGACGTTGCGGGCGGCAGCGGGCGGCGCTCGCGGTCCTGGCGGGTCGGTAGCTACGGACCGAACAGCGCGATCAGCTACGCGCTGGACGAGCTGCGGCGGAAGTCGCGCGACCAGACTAGGAAGAACCCGCTGGCCGGTGCGGCGGTCGACAAGCTGGTCTCGAACATCATCGGCACCGGCATCGTGCCGCGCTCGATCGCGGCGCGCTCGACCCGGGGGCTTTCGAAGGAGGAGGCCAAGCGGGTCAAGCTCGAGGACGCGGCCTTCCGCGCCGAGATCCAGCGCCTCTGGCTGGAATGGACCGACCAGGCCGACAGCGTCGGCGCGCACGACTTCTACGGCCTGCAGGCCATCGCGGTGCGCGGTCTCGTCGAGGGCGGCGAGACCTTCACCCGGCTGCGCACGCGCCGCCCCGAGGACGGCCTGCCGGTCCCCTTGCAGCTGCAGGTCCTGGAAGGCGACCACTGCCCGCATCTCAAGACCGACGCCAGCAGCCGGATCCGGCAGGGCATCCAGTACGACGCGATCGGCAAGCGGACCGGCTACTACCTCTACCGCGAGCACCCTGGCGACGGCGTGCTGACGGCGGCCGGCCTGGACGAGACGCAGGTCCCGGCGGCCGATATCTGCCACCTCTTCCGGGCGATGCGGCCCGGGCAGGACCGCGGCGAGCCCTGGCTCGCCCGGGCCCTGCGCACCCTCTACGACCTCGACGCCTACTTCGATGCCGAGCTCGTCCGGAAGAAGAACGCCGCCCGGTTCGTCGGCTTCATCAAGCGCGTCTTCGACGAGACCACCGAGCCGGTTCCCGGCGGTGGCCCCCTCGGCACTGGCCAGCCCGACGAGGACGGCGCGGCCACCCTGGATTTCGAGCCCGGCACGCTGCAGGTGCTGGCCGACGGCGAGGACATGGTCTTCTCGGACCCGAAGGATGTCGGGCCGATGTTCGAGGTCTTCATCCGAGAGGCCAAGCGCAACATCGCGGCGGCGGTCGGGCTGCTCTACGAGATCCTCAGCGGCGACTACGGCGAACTCAACGACCGCACCCTGCGCGCGGCGCTGAACGACTTCCGCCGCGCCGTCGAGGGCTGGCAGCACCACCTCGTCGTGTTCCAGTGGTGCCGCCCGATCTGGCTGCGCTGGTTCGACATGGCCCTGCTCTCGGGCCAGCTGACGCTGCCGGAGGGCATGACGCGCCAGCAGGCGCTGGCCGTGAAGTGGATCCCGCAGTCCTGGCCGTACATCCACCCCGTTCAGGACGTGGAGGGCAAGACCAAAGAAATACAGGCCGGCCTCTCGACCCGGACGCAGAAGGTCTCCGAGGGCGGCTACGATTCCGAGGCGATCGACGCCGAGAACGCCGCCGACAACGAGCGGGCCGACGCGCTCGGCCTCTCCTACACCAGCGACGGCCGCCGCGCCGCGAAGGATGCCGCGGCCCCGGCCGCGAGCGATCCGCCGAGCGGCAACGATCCATCCCAGCCGGGTGACGAACCATGACCGCTGCGCTTCGGGCCCTGACGGCCGAGCCGTGGGCCATCCGGCCCGACTACCTGCACTTCATGGCCTCGCTCGCCAGCCTCGATCGCGAGGCGCGCGCGGATCGACGCTCGGCCGAGGGCGAGGACTGGTTCCGGCTCGACCTCGCCGCCGCGGCCGGCCCGACCGCCCAGCGCCTCGACGGCGCCCGCTACGCCATGCTGACCCGCGAGGGCGTCGCCATCGTGCCGGTGGTCGGCCCGATCTTCCCGCGCGCCAACCTGATGACCGAGATGTCGGGCACCGGCACCTCCGCGGCGATGCTCGCGCGGGACCTGCAGCTCGCCCGGGACAGCGAGGACGTCGGCGCCGTCATGCTGATGGTGGATTCGCCCGGCGGCTCCCCGACCGGCATCAACGCCCTGGCCGACCAGATCTACGCCATGCGCGGGCGCAAGCGCGTCCTGGCGCACGTCACCGGCAGCTGCGCATCCGCGGCCTACTGGCTCGCCTCGTCCGCGGGCGAGCTCGTTGTGGAGAAGACCGGCATTGTCGGTTCGATCGGCGTGGTGGCGGCGATCACGAAGCAGGTCGAGCCGGACGCGGCCGGCAATCTCGCCATCGAGATCGTCTCGTCCGGCGCCCCGAACAAGCGGCCCGACCCGCAGTCCGAGGAGGGCATCGGCGAGATCCGTTCGCTCCTCGACAGCATCGAATCGCAGTTCGTCGCCGACGTGGCGCGCGGGCGGAAGACCACGGCCGCCCGGGTGAAGACCGATTTCGGTGCCGGCGGCGTCAAGGTCGGCGCCGACGCGGTCGCCGCCGGCATGGCCGACCGCGTCCAGACCTACGAGCGCAGCCTCACCGACCTCACCCGCACGGCGGCCACCGAGCGCCGCGCGCGGGCCGCGCGGCCGTAGCCGCCCCCGAGATCCCGGCTTCGGCCGGGTTAGGGCGCTCCGGCGCCCGCCCCCCTGCCAGCAACAACGGAGACAGGAATGCCTGGCGATATCGCTGGCCTTCGTCGCGATCGCGCGAAGGCGTCCTCCCGCATGACCGAACTGGCGACCGCAGCCCGCGGCCGCTCAATGACCGACGACGAGCAGCGCGACTTCGACGCTGCCTCGCGCGACCTCACCGACCTCGAGGCGAAGATCACCGCCGCCGAGGCCTCCACGGGCCCGAAGGACAAGGCCGTGACGCGCGCCGACGCGGCCGAGATCGCCAGGCTCTGCGTCGATGGCGGCGTGCCCGCCATGGCCGCCACGCTCCTCGCTGAGGGCGTCTCGGTGGATCAGGCCAAGGAGCGCATCGGCGCCGCCGGCAAGATCAACGACCTGGTGGCGCTCGCGCGCCGCAAGGACGCGAGCCTGCCGGCCGACCTCGGCGCCCAGATGATCGCCTCGGGCAAGACCGTGGAGCAGGTCCGCGCCGAGCTCTTCGACAAGCTGGTGGCGGCCGAGGAGAAGACCTCGATCTCGTCCCACGTCCCCGCCGCCGTCGGCAATGCCGGCATCTCCGCCTCCGCCGCCAGCATGGAGCGTGAGCTCGTGCGCGCCGGCCTCAAGAAGGGTCTCTGATCATGGCTCTGCTCGAAACCGCTCCCGTCGCCTCCGACTGGCTCAAGTCCGAGGACGGCTCCTACCGCAGCCGCGATACCGCGGTGATCGCCGCCGGCTCCGGCAAGCTGAAGTCCGGCCAGGTGCTCGGCAAGCTCTCCGCCTCCGGCAAGTACGTGCCGAATGCGGCCTCGGGCTCGGACGGCTCGCAGACCTCGGTCGCGGTCCTCGTCTTCCCGGTCGACGCCACCAGCGCCGACGCGCCCGCCGTCGTCGTGGCCCGCCACGCCGTCGTCAGCCATGCCGGCCTCATCCACGGGGCCACCGTCAACGATGCCACGAAGCGCGCGGCGGCCAACGGCCAGCTCGGCGCGGTGGGCATCATCGTCCGCCAGGGAGCCTGAAAGAGCGGATTTTCCTGATAAACCATAGATGATGCAACGACTTAGGCCGCCTCTGGGCGGCCTTTCTTTATGGTAGGGGCGCGTTCGCGACCGTTACCAACAATCCAACGATTACCGTGACTTACGCGGTTTGCGCGCATCTCCGTGCGACATCTGATGCGACAAGAAATGCGACATGCGAGGAAGCCATGACAGATCGTGACGACGACATGCTTTATGGGGTTCCCGCCATCGCCGAAGCGTTCCGGTGGCGACCTCGGCAGGTCTACCACCTGAAGGACAAGCACGGCCTGCCGACGTTCAAGGTGGGCAAGACCGTCTGCGCCAAGCGTAGCGCCATCCGGGCCTGGATCGTCAGTATCGCCGAGCGCGAGGCCGCCGCACGGGAGAGCCGTGCCGATGCTTGACCTGCGCGTGACCGGCATCCGGCTTGCTGACTCCGATGGCGATCGCCATTCCCGGATCGTGGCGCGATTCGATTGCGACCTGGGCTTGGTCCGCGTTCGCTCCTGCCTGCTCCGCGTGGACGAGGGCGGTACCCCCATGGTCGACCTGCCGCGCTGCTCGTACCGCCACGCCTCGTTCCGGTTCGACAGCCATGAGACCCGGCTGAAGCTTCGGGATGCCGCGGTGGCAGCCTTCCAGGCGCTGGGCGGCGTCCTGCCGGCCGATGACGCCTGACGAGCGCGCCTGCCTCCTCGCCGCCCTGAGGACCGCAAAGGCGACCGTAGCCTCCATCGAGGCCGCTTTGGCCCGCGACGGCGCCTCGCCCGTCCCTGCGGGCATGGTGCCGCTGGCGGTCGCCTGCCGCGCCTGGAACGTCTCGAAGGATACGGGGATCAAGCGCGCTCGGCGCGGTCAGGGCCGCAAGATTGCCGGCCGCTGGCACGTGTCTGCGCGAGACCTTCCGCCCCTCGAGGATCCATAACGCCCCACCCCGTGAACATGACCCATCACCAGGAGGCGACCTTGAAAAGCAATTGCAGCTCGTGCCGCTACATGGCCCCATTCGGCGACCAACCGCCGGAAGGTAGATTCGGCGATGGGGAATGCCGGCGCAGCATGCCGGCCGCTCGGGCGGGAGACGCCTCACGGCGGCGTGTGTGGCCGGCGGTCTGCGCTACCGACTGGTGCGGGGACTACCGGAAGCCGTCCCAGACCTTTTCCGGCAGCGCGCAGGCAAGGGAGATCGCAGCCACCTTGCGCACTTGGATCCTGGACCGATGGGGCCGCACGATCCTGCCGGCCGCCCCCGGCGAGATCACGGACGGCACGGACGGTTGGTTCGACGAGCATGTTGTCTATCTCCGCCGGGACCGCCTCTGCGATGCGCTCGGCGGCCGGATGATTGAGCGTGAGGGCGGCTTGTTGTTGGCCAGGGGGCGGTTCCTCGGGAAAGCCGAGGCCGATGGCAGAAACTACGTCCGGTACGTCCCCGACGTCGGCAGGATCTCGGCTTACGCGCTGCGCCGGAGCGCGCTTCATCTGGCCCTGCCGCCTGACTTCCCCCAGGCTTCAGCGGGCCTCAGGCAACCGAAGCAGGCCTAAGCCACTGATACAAAATGGTTCCCCGGTTTCCCCTGAAGCAATGGATTAAGGGAACAGAGCAAGCCACTGATTGCAAATAGCTTTCTGACTTGAGCGGCCTATTTCCCCCATTTCCCGAAATTCTGACGAGACGCATTCCCGCCCGCCCGGACGCGCGCCGCCGGGCGCGCACGCGGCGGCGCGCGTCCGCAGGCGCGCGTAAGGGTGCATACATCCTGGGTAAAACGGGGGAATTGGGGAAAAGCGCATTAAGCCACTGACATATAACGATATTATTTCCCCATTTCTTTCCCCAAACATATGGGAATGATGGGGAATTGGGGGAATGCTTCCCGCTCTTTCAAGCCGCTCTCCGAAGCGGCATGTCCAGTTTGTCCACCCCCGATGTCCAGTTTTGTCCACTCCCGTGGGCAGCCTGTTCGGTGCAGGCTAGCCCGATGATGGACCCCATCACCTTGCCCGATCGCGTTGGTGCCTCCGTCCCGGAGGACGTGGGGGCCGCCATTCGTCGCGCCGCTTCAGTGCGCGGTGTCAGCGTCGCCGATTACGTCCGCGGCGCCCTGTTCGGCCGCCTCGTCATGGATGGCGTGCCCGTCCAACCGCTCCCCGACCTTGTGCGCGTCCGCTCCGTGCCGGGCCGTCCCGAAGATCTGAAAGGCTGACCCATGCCGATTCACACCGCAGAGGAGCGCCGCGCCGCTCAGAGCCGCATGGATGCGGAACTGGCGATCGTGCGCACCCGGCAACTCACCGACGACGAGCAGCACGCCTTCGACGCACTCGCGGCCGACATCGCCGCCTATGATCAGCGCCACGGCAGCGCGCCTCCCGCGCCCACGGCCCGCACGCCCCTGATCCCGAACCTGGGCGCCAGCACCCGCGAGCCGCTGCCCGTGCCCGCCGCCCCGAAGGCCGAAAGCAAGCCCGGACTGACCGCCGGTCAGGCCAGCATGCAGCGCGAGCTTCAGAGACAGGGCCTCGCCCCGAAGCCGCAGGGACGCACCGATGCGCTCGCCGGCACCAACATCGACGCCGACTGGGCCGGGCGCGAGCTTCAGCGGGTCTCCGGCCTACGGACGATGACGATGGGTCGGCCGGGCTGACCCCACCCGGACACCCCGCCGGGGACCCTGGGATCTCGGCCAGTATAGGGGTGGTCGGGGCCCGGGCCGTTCGCAGCGCCAAGCCAGAAATTCTAGGTACGCACCATGCCTGAAGGGGTTTCGCGGCGAGAGTTGGCCAAGATCCTCGGCGTCTCCGAGGGCGCCGTGCGCAAGGCCATCGAGGCCAAGCGCATCAGCGTGCTGCCGGGCGGGCGGCTGGATCCGGTCGCAGCCCGGGAGGCCTGGGGCGCCTCGACCGATCCCGTGCGTACCAAGGTGCGTACCGAGCCCAAGGTACGCACCGGAGGTACGCAGCGCGCGGCGGAGGTCAGCACTGAGGCCGAGGCCCGGCAGGCGATCAGCCTCGTGGCCCGGATTCTCGCCGAGGAGGGCGCCGAGGCCGCCGGCCCGGTCGACTTCGCCAAGGCCCGCACCGCCGAGCTGATTCTGAAGGCCCGCCAGCGCAGCCTCGACCAGGCCGAGCAGGAAGGCAGCCTCGTGAACCGCGCCGCTGCCGAGGCGGCGTTCTTCGCCGAAGCCAGGGCAATCCGGGACGCCTGGATCGCCTGGCCGGCGCGGATCGCCGTCGAACTCGCCGATGAACTCGGCATCGAGCCCCGGCACCTCACCACCGCTCTCGACCGGGAGGTGCGCCGTCACCTCGCCGAATTGGGCGAGCCCACCGCTGACTTCGCCAACGCTGCCTGAGGACCCACGATGCTGAAGCTGAACGCCCATGCGACCGAGCCCCGTTGGATCGACCTGTTGCCGGGTGTCCGGGTGCAGGTGCGCCCCCTTGAGGTGGTGGACCATCTCCGCGCTCGCTCCGACGCCGCGCAGGTGTTTCGCGACCACCCGCAGGAGGTAGATGAGGCGCGGGATCCCGCGGTTGACGCCCTCGCATCGGTCGCCCTGACGAAATCCTTTGCGCGAGCCTGCATCGTGGCCTGGGAGGGCATCGGCGATGCGGACGGCGAGCCGATCGAGCCGACACCCGAGACCATCGACCGGCTGCTCGAAGTGTTCCCCGCCTTCGACGCCTTCGACCGCCTCGTGATGGGGCCGGCGCTCTCGGGCGCCGCTGCCCCGCCGAGCGCCAACGACCACTGAGGAGGCCGCCCCGATGCCGAAGAACATCGCCATCCGCCTCGGCATCGAGGGCGGCTCCGAGGCCAAGCGCACGATGGAGGACGTCGGCCGCGCCGGCGCGACCGCCTTCCAGGG